TATTGAATATAATCAAAATCAGCAGCTAAAATATAGAATAATAGATCTAATTATTTACTGGACTAATATTATTAGATCCAGTGTGGTTAACTACTCAAAAAATCCTATTTATGGACCTCCAGTAATTAGACTACGGCATGGTATTCTTTATCAAGACATTCCTTGCATCTGCACTGATTACTCAATTGATTATAATGAAGCAGCAGGATATGATATAGACACTCTCTTACCCAGGCAATTAAAAATTAATTTAAAGCTAGAAGAGATTAGAACAGGGGACTTTGGTGAGTTCGCACCTAAAGGTAACCCAATAGAACGAGACAACTTAGCTGGTTGGGAAGCAGTTGTTTTAGGTGAAACCAACAGCATGGACCCAGGATACGATAATGACTAGCACAGATAAAGGCCCATATAGCTTAGATGAAGTTCTTGTGGATCATCGTAACATCACAACTAACACTATTGTAAACTCAGAAAAATTTGATACCCTCCTGGAGGATCTTGACGACGCATTTGAGTATGAGATTGGTTACATTCCAGCAGGTTACGCACATCGACCTGATCTAATTTCTAACCTGTTTTATGGCAGCCCTAAAAATTGGTGGTTACTTATGATGGTTAATAGCATAAATGATCCTTTTGAGGGGTTTAACGAGAACGATAGAATTTTTATTCCTAAAATTTGATGAATATACCCACAGCAAATATAGTGGTCGCTTTCAATAAGGAAGTTATGGAAAGACTATTTTCTTCAGGCGCTACCTACAAAAGTTTGGTAGCTGACTTATCTGAGGGAGTAGAGGACGCTTTACTTTTTGATAATGTTGCTAATCCAAACTTTATATCTTTGGAACACAGTCTCGGTTTAGGTGGGGGAATGAGAATAGTCCTATCCTTTATTGACCCCAAAAATGAATTTGAAAAAAGATTTTTTACTAATAATCCAGCCGAAATTATAGAAAGTTTTTCAAATCCAAGTAACGAAAAATCTGAAGGGTTTATAACAGATAAGCCAGATGATGTAAGGCAGAGTCAGGAGAAATATTCAAAAAGATATGTTGCACAATATAAAAAAGAATTAGATAAAAATTTAGGAAATAGAGAATTTTATATTGCGTATGGGACAGGCAATAATTTAAATCTTTGGTCAGGCCCACATAGAACAGTAATGACATCAGCAGAAATAACAGTTGATGGTGCTAAAAAAATTACACTAACTTTAACTCCAACTCCTAACGCTCTTAATCTAAACACCAGAAGGGGAGCATATAATGAAAGAGTTAATTTAAATTTACTTGGACTAAAGATGCGTTATGCAGGGGAGTCTCAAGAGATAAAGTTTAATTCTAAAAAACCATATGATCCTACTGAGTATATTTCAGGCGCTGGGGAAAACACAGCGATAGATAATCAATTTAAAGAAAACAGAGAGGTTTTGGCAAGTTTAGGGTTTGAGGAGCTTTCTAAAAAGCTAGAAAAATTTGATTTTCATTGCATGGTTGTTGATGCCATTCGTAGCTATGTTCAAAAAGCTACCAGTAATAAAAATGTAATTGTGCTGTTACCTAATTTAAATATTACTTGTAGA